TAATTCTTCTTTTATATCCATTTTTATGCGGTTTGCTCCATTTTTTCAGAAACTATAGATCTTAATAAACAAGACCTAGATTCAGAACCTTTATTATCATCAAGCCATTTTATCTGCCCCTGTGAAAGTTGAATATTAATTGTTTTTAAAGTTTGCTCTTGTTCCATATCTAGGGTTGTTTTTGTGTAACTATTGGGTAAGATACCACTAAATCTAGTAGAGTCAATGATTAAATTAAGAGAATACCAAAAAGAGGCAAGCGAAAAGCTTACAAGGCTTTGTAATAATTATGGGCATGCATATTTAAGTGGTGAATGTAGAACAGGTAAAACACTTGTTGCTTTATCAGTTGTAAAAAATATGGATGAGGATAAGGTTTTAATAATTACAAAAAAGAAAGCGATTAGCAGTATAAAAAAAGACATAGATTTGATGGATTTAACAGATAAAGTTGTTGTTACAAATTTTGAGCAATTAAAGAATTTTGAAGGTACATCATGGAATATTGTCATTGTTGATGAGGCTCATAGTGTTGGAGCATTTCCAAAACCATCACAAAGACAACAGAATATTTTGAAATTAAGGTATGGAATAATTATTTTAATGAGTGGAACACCAAGCCCAGAAAGTTGGTCACAGCTATATCACCAGTTTGCTTTGACTGATGTTTGGAATGAATACTCAAGGTATGGCCGTAATGGTTTTTATAGATGGGCTGGTGATTATGTGGAAATCAAGGAGAAAAGAGTTGGAACAGGAATTGTCGTAAAAGATTATTCAGATGCCTATATAAATGTAATTAAAAGGGATATTGAGCCATTTATGGTTTATATGACGCAAAAAGAGGCTGGTTTTAGTCAAGAAATAGAAGAAAATGTACATTTAGTGAAAATGTCCAAGAGAACTTACAGGCTTGCTTTAAGGATTATTAAAACAGGTGTGATAGGAAAATCAAAAGGAAGAAGTGTCTTAGCTGATACTGGGGTGAAGGTGATGAGCAAACTAAAGCAGTTGTTCAATGGTCATGTGATTACAGAAAGACATGGCACAGTAATTTTTGATAAAAGCAAAGTTGAATATATAAAAGATACATTTAAGGGCAAAACTGCAATTATGTATTGTTACAAGGCAGAGGAAAAAATGCTGAAGAAAGTTTTTGGCGATCGTGTTACTGAAGACCCAGTAGAATTTAATAGTAATTATGATAAGGTTTTTATTGGTCAGGTAAGGAGCAGCAGGGAGGGAGTGAATTTAAGTAGTGCAGATGATGTTGTTTTTCTGGGAATAGATTATTCAGCTTTGAGCTATTTACAGGGCAGGGAAAGAGCCAGTTATTTAGGAAGAGATAGGAATAATAAAGTACATTATATTTTTGCAGAAAAAAGTATAGAGCCAAAAGTTTTTGAGGTAGTACAATCAAAGGAGAACTATACGAT